TTATTGAGTCTTATAATGAAGATTTAAGCTTAAGAAGAGCACAAAGTACTGCTGATAGAATAGATATTACAGATACTTATATAAGCACTATTACTGATAGTGCTGAAACTTTTAGATTTGGTTCTACAAATAGAAGTTTTAATACACTTGTTGTTGGACCAATTAATAATAACTCTAAACCATTTATAAGAGCTAATAACGGATATTCAACTTCTGCAACACCTGATTATACTTGGTATTACAACGACCAATGTGGTATTTATCATCCAGCTGCAAACACTATAGGATTTAGTGCAAGTGGACAAAAGGTTTTAATTGGTGCTTATGGTTTATATAGTGCTGATGATATTTATATAAATCACGGAGGAAGTGGTTATACTCCTGGATTACAATTTATGGGCGGTAGCAATGTTCCTGGTGCCAATGAATATGAAAATGCAAAATTAGCATATTACGATAATTCTGGTACTGGGTTTATGAGATATGATATTAATAGAAACGCTGGTGAACATAAATGGAGTATAGGTGGAACTAGGATGTTTAGTTTTGACCAGTCTGGTGATTTAGTATTAAGAAACGACGGTGTTGCTCAAGGTGCATCAATAAAAAAAGTAGGACAAATACAATTTACTTGGGATAGACAAAATTATGGAAGCAATAATAATCACGCTATTGTTTGTGATAGTGATAATTTAATTATAAATAGTTATGATGATGTTACTATTAATTTAGATAGTAATAACAATGATGCTGCTAGTACGTTTGATATTAGACAACATAGCACTACTTTAACTGGTGGTACGTTATTGTTTCAAGTTGACCAAAGCGGCAATGCAAGAGCAACTGCAGATGTTATAGCTTATTATTCATCTGATAAAAAATTAAAAGATAATTTAAAACCAATTAGTAATTCATTAGAAAAATTACAAAAAATTACTGGATACGAATTTGATTGGAATGACAAGCAAGATACTTACGAAGGACATGATGTAGGTGTAGTAGCTCAGGAAGTAGAAGAAGTTTTACCTGAAGTAGTAGCAACAAGAGATAGTGGCTACAAAGCAGTTAAATATGAAAAAATGATTCCTTTATTAATAGAGGCAATTAAAGAACAACAACAACAAATAAACGAACTGAAGGAGAAGTTAAATGGCTAAAGTAATATCAGAATATACACCTGAACAAGTTGTAGCTGATTCACCAAAAATGATTCAAATCAAACATACAAGAACTGTACAAGATTTAAATGGTGCAGATGTAGAAGTGCTTGATTGGACTGAAAATAAAATGGTTGACCAAGCTATTACTGATTGTGAAGCACACAAAGCAAGATTAGAAGCTGACTTAGCATTATGTGAAGCAGAACTTGCAGATATGATAGCAATTAGAGACGCTGAATAATAATGGCTTTACCAGTCATACCATTAAGTAATGTAGGTATTTATGCACACATTAGAGAAGCAACTGATTGTAATGCTAGTGCAAGTGGATATAGTCTTGGCGGATTAATTGCAGGTGCAGGTGGTGGAAGTATAACTCACACTTTTGGTTCACTAGGTGGTCCTTGTGATACTATGCCTGACGCTATACCAGCAACTGCAAATCCACCACATGCTATTAGTGAAGTGTTAGGATTTGGTCACGATGACGGTGGAGGAGAACCACCACCATAAATCAATTGGATAGTATTTAATAATTCAATAAATTTGAATATATTTTTAATAGCAAATAAGGAGAAAAAATGGCTAAAGAAAATGAAACAGTAAAAGAAGTAGTTCAAGAACCTATTAATTTACAAGAACAATTAAGGGTAATTGAAGCGCAAATTGCTGAATTACGTGGAACATACAACTATATAAACAGCTTGTTACAACAAGGGTTTAGCGTTGTACCTCCAGCCAAGAAAGAAGGCAAATAGAAAGTGGGGGGGAATTTATTTTCCCCTACTTAAACACCTAAATCGGAGCAGGACTGAATATGGAATTAGATAAAAAAACTAAATTTACTTTGAGCATAGAAACATTAATATCACTAGCAGTATCAATATTTATGTTAGTAGGTATGTGGTTTTCTCTACAAGCTGATATACAAGAAGCAAAAGAGTTGCCAGAACCACCAGTATCTAGAACAGAGTATGATTTAAAAGACCAGATGATTCGTAATAGCATAATGAATACTGAGGAGAAAGTAGAGAAACTTGAAGAAAAAGTAGATGATATTAAAGAAGATACTAAAATGATTAATAAAACTCTACTGGATATGAACAAATGAGGAAAATAGAAGATGAAAAAGTTAGACAATATTATATTACGACTCTTGTCGTATGGTTTTGCTTTATATGCTTCCTTGTCTTCTTTATCGGCGCAATCAGTTAATCTTGATTCTTTTGAAGAAATTCAATTGATGAAGAATGAATTTTGTGCTGTTATAGAAATTAATGCAACTTGGAATTGGCAAAATAAAGTACCTATTGAAGAATTAGAACGTTGCTATACTGGATATGTTGATTTATCTAATAAACAAATCGGTGCTGTAATCCAAAAAGAATGGGATATTAAAGTAGTGCCTACTATTATCATATTTGAATATGGTAAAGAAGTAAAACGATTTGAAGCAGACTTAAGTATGAAATTTACTAAGGATGAAATATTAAATAATATACGCAGGGAGATTGGTCAATGAATTGTGAATGTGGATGTAGATTATGCCTAGATTAGATTTAGTAGGTAAAATTATTGACAAAGTTGCAGACAATGTTGATAGATTTACTTTAGACAAACAGGAAAAAGCTGATTTAATTTCTGAAATTAATAAAGCACAAATGGAAGTAAATAAAGTAGAAGCTGGTCATACTAGCATTTTTGTTGCGGGCTGGCGCCCCTTTACGGGCTGGATTTGTGCCACAGCATTAGCATATCATTATATTTTACAACCTTTACTAACATTTATTTTATATAGTTTTGGAAATGAAATTGTATTACCAACCTTTGATATGGGTACACTAACTACTGTACTTTTAGGTATGCTCGGTCTTGGGGGAATGCGCTCATTTGAAAAGGTAAAAAGAAGTGCCTAAAAAAGAATATAGAATATTAGGGTTTCACGGAGGTTTAAACGACCATTCTGATGCAAAAGATATTCGTGATATTGATTTAAAATCAGCTACAGGAGTGTCTGTACATAGAATTGGTAGATTAGTTGGTATTGGTAATAATACGAACACAGCAGTCAATTATAATGAGTTTACGGCTGATATAGAACCAGGTTATGGATTACATTATTTTTCTACTGACGTAAATAATGCAGAAACAAAAACTTCTGAAGATTGGTTAGCAATATATGATAAAGCAAATACAAAAGTACGTTTATATTATCGTGATAAAGTAAATAATGATGCAAGTCCTGGATTTAGTTCAGAAGAAATAACATTTTTAGGAAACATTAAAGCAAATTATTATTATGCTGATGGTATGTTGCGTATAGGAGATGCTGGACACAATGAAAGAAGTAAATGGTTTGGATATATAGACAATGATTTATTTTGGACAAATCAACACGGAACTACAAACTTACACGATATTAACAAATGGTCTAGTGGAGACCAAAGATTATTACCTGTAACCAATTTAATAGGTGATGATTATTTTAATTTAGTAGACTTATCTAGTGCAAATCCTGATGCAACTACTATAGGTAATGGTACACAAAAAAAATTAATATTAGGATATTGGACAACTGAAGGTGGAGAATGGAGTGGTAATTATAGTTTTGGATGTACCTTTATTTATGAAGGCGACCAAGAATCAGCTTTAAGTGTTATTTATGATGATGCTTTAAATGAAATAGAAACCACAGCAAACTTTTATGAAGAACAAGTAATGTTTCAAGTATTTATTCCTATGGGTACTAGTAGTACTATTACAACAGATGCTAGTCATAGATTAGGTGATGATAGAATTATAGGATTAAATTGGTATTTTAAACAACAAGGTGAAGATGAAGATTGGATATTTTTAATGCATACTGATTTAAAAGAAGGTGGAAAACATCATTGGAAGGCATACAATGCTACAGCAGAAACTTCTTATGGTTATTGGGATGGAGAAGTAGTAAATGATGGTGTAAAAGATAGTGTTACTGAAGGAGTAGATATTTTATTAAACAGTTCTACTCCAAATACACATATTGCTTTTTGGGATAATAGTAATGGAACAAACACTACTGCTATTGATTGGAAAGATACTGGTACTGGTGCAACTACAAGCGGATTATCGTATAGTAATGTGTATTTAGAAGTAAATTTAAATAATAATAATATCAATGGATTTAATAATAGATATGGTTTTTTAAGAGTATGGGGTGGAGCAATATCACCTTTATATGTAAATAGCGCATTAGATAGTAGTGCTAACATAGATGAAATTGCATTAAAAACAGGACAAGATGGAACTCCAGGTACAGACTGGGATACTTATTTTGTACCTATGGTATTGCCTGGTCCTGGTACGGATAGAGAATTTAGAGTAGAAGTGTTAGATGAAAACTTTGCAGTTATTGCTGATAGTGGAATTAAAACAATGACAATAGCTGATAGTGGTAAAGAAATACCACCTGATTATGAACAAGAGGTAGAAATATAATGGCTAATTACGCAGCAATGAACCCAGGTAAATATCATTTAGGACAATTGTTCAGATATCCGCCGTTACAAAATAGAAGATTGAATGAGCGCTATATTATACAAGAAGTTAAATGGAAAACTTCTGCTATGGTAGGTAGAAGAATATATATTGGTAATGTAGAAATTAAAGATAAAGATGGAAAGTTTCGTACAATGTCTGATACTGTCTTAAAGTCTAGAGCTGGTAAGTTTGATACTTTTACTACAGATAGATTAATAGATGTAGCAGTAGGAGATGGAGAAGATATAGTAAGACTAGCTTCTTTTGCAGATAGATTATTACAATATAAACAAAATACTATGTACATAATTAATTGCACAAAATCAATAGAAATACTAGAAAGTAAACATAAGTTTAAAGGCGTAGACCATCATAATGCAGTATGTGAAACAGATTATGGTATAGTATGGTGTAATGAACACGGAGTATATATGTACAATGGTCGTTCAGTTAACGAACTATTTATTACTGAAGGTGTACGTAATGTATCTGAAGAAACTTGGGATAGTTTTTATTCTAAAGGAAAAACAAGTGTAGGATATTTACCAGATTCAAAACAAGTTATTTTTGTTCGTGGCGTAGATAGTTCTGATACAGATAGTGGAGATATATTAATTTATGATTTAGTAAGCGCTTCTTGGGTAAAAGGAGATAGTCAAATCAATGCTCAAGATAAAACCAATTTGATAAATGATTGGAATAATGATTTAATATATGGCTACGAAAGTGATGTTGCTAAAACTACATTACAAAAATATTCAGTAACACCTACTTCTAGTATTGCTACAATGGATATGAAAACAAAGTTTTTTAATTTTGGCAATCAATCAAGAAAAAAGATTTATAAAGTAGAAATTACTTACAAAGGCGGCGTTATTAATGATATAGACTATGAAACAACTAATGTGTTGCCTCAATATGCAGTAGATAGTTCTAATAGTTATAGTGGTGTATTTAGAGATGCTGATGGAAATGCTATTACAAATATACCTAGTAGTAGCGATTGGAGCGTCATAGAGCTATATACAAGCCCAATAGATAACAATAATGTAAAAAGTATCAGTATTCAACTTACAGAAGCATCTGCGGGTGCGGTAAGACAAAATTTTGAAGTCAATGATATTACTATAGTATATAGACAAAAGAGTGTAAAATAATGGCAAGACAAACAGAAAGCAATAATAGATTATCTAGCTATCAAGGTGGCGAAGATAAAATGGAGCGTAGAAGAAACCACCATTATTATCAAAAACAATCACGCTTTGTAGAACAAATACCAAATGATATAGACGGACAAGATGGTGATATTGTGTATATTGTTAATAAAGAAAACTACAATAAAGTAGAACAACTTATTAAACATAATGGACGATGGATAAATCTATCTTCTGGTAGACCACAAGATGATACAAAAAAACAAAAAAGATTTGTACAGGCAAGAGCAAGATAAAATGTTGATTATAGACAATAAAAGTATTATATTAAGTATAAAAAACTTTAGGATTATTTATGGCTAAAGCTCCTATCAAATCAGCAGTTAGAAGAAAAGCATACTATTCAGGTATGCAAAAAGCGTCTATGTATGAAGCTGTGATGCAAGAACAAATGGGTAAAATGGCTGTAGAAAACATTTTTGCTCAAGAAAATCAAAAGCAACGTAATATTGAAGCTTTAAGCGAAGTAGTTAATTTTATGGACGCAAGACGCCAAGAAAAAGAACGTATGCGTGAAGTAGAAAAAGGTGTTGCAATTGCTGAAGAAAAAGCTAATGCAAAAGTTGTATACGATAAAGTAACACTTATGGATGTTTTTGAAGGTAAAAATAAATTAAGTGAAGTAGGTATGGAATCTTGGCAAATAGGTAAAACAAGATACGATGCAGCTGATATGAGAGCATTAGCTCAAACTTATCAAACAAATAAAATGAAACAATTTATTAATGGAGAAGTAGACGAAGTACCTGTATTGCCTAAAGGTAGTGGATGGACATATAAATCAGGAGAAACACAACCTATATTAGGTACAGGATATTATGGAGTAAAAGCGGCTAAAGTATTACGTGAAGAAGATGCATACAAAGTGGGACAAATTATTTATCAAGCAGATAGGTCATCAAAGAGTTATGGTTTAGATAAATGGTCTTCTAAGTCTGAAGTTGTAGACAAATTAATACAAGATAAATTTAGTCCAGATAGTGCAAACTATGATGCAGATTTAACAGCTATGGTAGGACTTACTGATACAGAAAAGAGTGAATTTACTGAAAACTATGCAGAGTATAAAGACTTAGTAAGTATTAAAAAAGGTCAAAGAACTAAAGAACAACAAGGACGTATTAAAGAAATACAACAATTTATGAAACCTTATTATAATAAAATTAGCGATAATATGGCTTGGGAAGATGTTGCTCCTTATATTCGTACAGCAGAATCAGATGATAGAGAAATGATTATTAGAGAGAATGAAGCTGGGTTAGGGTTTGATTTAGGTCCATATCAAATTAATACAAGATGGTTGTTTGCTGGTGATGGAACATTTCAAATGATGGCTAATACAGATTCATTATATGCACCTTGGGCTGAAATAGATACAATGCTAATGGGTAGTTTAAGCGAAACAGAAAAACGAAAATTACCACAAGGTACTCCAACATATACTGGTAAAGAAAAAGGATTTGATTTAGGAGATTTTTACGGTGATAATTCTATGTGGAAACGTTATAAAAATAGAGATAATATTAATCCATTTATAGAAGAATATAGCGATGAACAAAAATTATTAAAGAAAGCTGGTATTGTAGATGAAAATTTACAATTATTTAATATAGATGCAAATGCAAGTCAAATATATACTATGGAAGATGAGGTAGAGTAATGGACCCATATTCAATGACACAAATAGGATTAACAGCATATAGTTTATTAAGTGGAGCTGATGCTGAAGCAAATGCAAATAGAGCGCAAATAGCTTCTAACAATATACAAATAGAATTTTTAAATGATGCATTAGGATTTACAAAAGATACTGCACAAGCACAACGTGAAGTTTCTGAAGACGAATTTAGATTTAGTTTTGAACAAGCTGGAATAGAATCTGGTACACAATGGGAAGGCATTGGTAGAACAATGGAACAAACATTGGATTTAAATAAATTTGCTAATGTAGGTGCAATAGGCTCAGAAATGGATTTTTTAAGTGATAAAATGGACCGAGCATTTCAATCTAAATATGTACAACTAGAACGAACAAGAGATGCTGGATTTGCAGCAGCAGATGAATATGAAATCAGTACATTAGCTTCTATTGAGAATCAGAAAAAATTATTAAAAAGACAAAACCAAGATTTATCAAAAAGAGATAGTTTTTGGGAAGTATTACTTTAAAGGATAAACAATGGCTGTAGAATACGCAAATATATTTAGAACATTAAACTATATGATGGAAAGTCGTGCTAGAAGAGAAGACGCTAAAACAGAAGCATCATTAAGAGCATTACAAATGGCGAAAGAAGAAGAACGATTTGATAAAGAACTTGCTTTTAAAAGAGAACAATTAGGATTACAACAAGAAGAATTGTTAGCTAAAAAAGAAGAACGATTTATTGATAGAGCAAAAGGATTAGCACAAGTAGCATTAAGTAATTGGGGTTCAGAAGCAAAAGTTGTATGGAATACTACCTTTAATGATTGGTATAATAGTTTTTTAGATAAAGATGGTGCTATATCTGATAGCAAGAAAAAAGAAATGATAAAAAGTTTAACTGGTAATGGAGACTTTGTATTTACTGACACAGCAACAGGCAAACCAATTACAATGGATATTGCAGCAGCAGACAATTTAATTACACAAATGCGTGTAGTAGATAAATTAATTAAAGGTGGTAGTAGCGCTACTGGTGAATTAGATATTTTATATGGACAATGGGAACAAGCAACTGGAACTGCATTGACTAATTATAATGATGGAAAACAATTTAGAGATGGATATAATAGATTGACTAAAGAATTACAACAAGTAGAACTAGGTGATTTTGATTTTAATATTTTACAAGACCAAATAAGTGGACTTAAAGATATAATATTAGATGAGTCATTATTAGGTGAAGACGAGTCAAATATACTACAACCAGATAAAAGCAAAGAAGTAACGCTAGATAGCGTATTAAACACCTTAGATGCTGAATCTATGATGCAATTTATTAATCAAGATAGTAACGAATTAAATATCTTAGCACGTAAACAACAAATTGTAAAAGGAATACCTTATTTGAATGAATGGGCTGTAAAAATAGATGAAATGACTGTGCCTTATGGTGCAGATAAAAAAACACAATGGGATGCAGTAAGAGGGCAAATGAGTATTTTAAATAGTGAAATACAAAAAAGTAAAAATGCTCTAAAAGAATTAAATAAAGAAATTCAACAAGAAGTAAATCAACATAATAGATACATTGATTATAATGAAAGTCTTGGATTAACAAGTGATATGAGCAATGAAAATATTTATGGACCTGAAATGCAAGAACAGCATAATCTTGAAAAATTATTAATAGAAACAACATTAGAAGTGTTAGAAAATAAGAAACAAGAAATGCAACCAGTATACAATAAATTATGGAGAGGATGGTAGTAAATGCCAGATTTAAGTGAGTTAAGAAAAGGCTTAAACTTAGAACAAAAAGTAGAAAAACAATTTGAAGATAATTTAAAAAGAATTTCTACACAAACACCTACACAGATACCTAGTTCGCCTATAGGTCAAACACCTGTACAACAATCTGGTGGTATGATTGGTGCTAGACGTATTGAAGTAGATGAAAAGACTATGTTTGAAAACCTTGGTTCTGGATTATGGGACTTTGGTAGAGAAGCTGGTGAATCATTTGTAGATTTAGCATTAGGAGGAATACCAAGTGCCGTAACTGATTGGGACCCAGCAGAAGGTGCATCTGATAGTTTAGGCGGTAAATTAGGACAAGCGGTAGGTAGTGCAGCTGGATTCTTAGTACCATTTAGGTATGGTGCACAAGTTATGCGTGGTGTAGGTAGAGCATTTGCTGGACAAAAAAGCGCTACTAAAGTTGCGCAAAGTATTACTAAAGATATTGAAAATGTTTTAGCAAAGAAAGGTGCTATAAAATTTGGTAAAAAAGGAGAATTAGCAGATGGTATTAGTAAGACTGATGACATCATTCAATCATTTAAAAAACACGTATTAGACCCTGTATTAATTAATCCTATCAAAGGATTTGATGGAGCGTTTCAAACAGTAACAAAGCGTAATGAGTTTTCAAAACAAATTATGGATAACGCTTATAAAATGATAGATGATTTGGCTATCCAAAAAGGATTTAGAATTGATAAAGGTGTAGCAGAAAAAGCAATTAATTCTATTGTGAAAGATGCTTGGAAAGCGGTTGATGGTGTTCCTATTACTAGTATGCAATCACTTATTGCACAAAATTTACATAGAATTATTCCATTTAATATGATGCAACAAGGTGGTAAAGTTGCAAACTTATATGGTCATTTAGCTGAAGAAGCGTTATTGTTTGCTGGTGTAGAAAATTTAATGCACGGAGTTGATGTATTAGGTGGAATGTACACAGGCAATGAAGTAGAAGCTGATTTTGCAGGAACAACAAAACACGCAATTATGATGGGACATTTATTAGGTGCAGTAAGATTTATTCCTGGCGGTACTAGAGGTGGTATGTTACCATTAATGCGTGGTAATGGTGCGCAACGTATAGAACGTATATTAAAAGCTAGTAAAAACCATTCTTCTACAATAGATGTTACTACTCAAAAAGGACAACAAGCGATTTTTGACCAATATAATTTATTAGCAAACATTAAAGATGATGCATATACAGGTGGTCCTATTTCATTAGACTTAAAGAATTTTGTAAAGAAACATCCATTATGGAATAGAATAGATGATGAAGCGGCTTCTACGCAAACATTTAGAGATATTATAATGAACAAATCACGTAGTAAAAAAGCATTACAACAAAAAGAAGATGCAACAATTATTATGCGTGATGCCTTAAGAGATTTAAATAGACAAGTACAAGGTCAATGGAGAAAGAAGTTTGTAGCTGAGTTTGGAAAAGATATATTGCAATCTACTCCTAGAATGGTATTAGGTGGTTATACAATGGGTGGTATGAATGAAGTATTCTTAAATCCAAATATACCATTTGAAGATAAATTAATTAGTTTTATGACTGGTGCATTCTTAATGAAACACGGAAAAGAACTACAATATAAAAATATTAATGGTAGTTATGAAGGAATGCAAGTATTAGGGTTTAAAGCTCACGGAGAATTTTCTAATAGATTATTAGCACAAGAACAATTAATGAATGCATTTGGTACTTCTATGAAGAATAGTCCTGAATGGTCTAACATTTATATAAAAGCGTTAATTGAAAATGAACTACCTTCTATTGCTCGTAATCAAACACCAGAAAATTTAGAAAGTTTACAAAATATTCATAATATGGTAATTCAAGGTGGAACAGGTAATGTAGGATTTACTACTGTAAAAAGTTTAGAAGTAAAACAAAAAGAAAATAATCAAATTAAAAATGATGCTCAATATGAAAGTATTTATAATGAAATTATACACCAAGAATCTACAAATATTCTACGTGCAGCTCACGAAGCAGAAATACTAAAATCTAAAAAAGAAAGACGATTTAAAACTTGGGGTGAATTAACAAAAGCTGAAAAAAATAGATTTGTTAAAAGCGCTAGTAGTGAAGGATTGATGACACGTTTAGATGTGTATGATAGATTTAATGATGCTAACGCTGATTTTATTAATCAGTTAAGAAATTTATTAGATGTTAATGCTACTAATTTAGCTGATGTATTTGGAGATGTAGGATTGTATACTAAAATACCTAATAGTTCACGTATAGAATTTAGACAAATTCGTATCAAATTATCAGGAGAACAACGTAAACAATTAGATGCTAGAACAGAAGCGGCTATTGATGGATACAATGAATTAGTAAATTTAATTACTTCAGAAGGTGTACATACAAAATCAAGCACTCCTTGGGAATTAACTGGTGATAAATTTGATAGTGGTAAAATGCAAGAACTATTAGCAACTTATAAACAAGGATTAGGTGAACTTAATGGTCGTTTAAAATTAAATGAAATTAGACAACAAGTAGACTATTCTACTGAAACATTAACAGATGCATTTAGATTTTTAGACTTACATAATGCAATCAGAACTGCTGCTGGTCCTAATGGATTAAAAAATATATTTGATACAAATGCAGAATTTGCTGATGTATTTATGGATTCAGATACAGCATTAAATGTTGTAGGTAATTTTGTTGTAGCAAGAGGTAGAAATAGAGATAGACAATTAGAACATCAAATGAACGCTATCTTAAAAACTATTCGTCAAATGCATTCTAATTTAGACCCAGCGTTAGGAAGTGCTAGTACTAAAACCATTACACAAGAACAAGCTAGATTTGTTATAAACACTCTTGAAAATGTTGGTATACACGCTTTTAGTGGCGTATTAAAAAGAAATAGTAGTTCTTTAAGTATTACAGAAATGGGCAAACAAGTAGCGCAACGATACAATATAGAGCGTTTACGTAATAGCACAAAGAATAATGGTGAGCGTATAGATGTAGAAGACATTGGAGTATTACAAGCATTAGAAGATTTTGGTATTACAAAAAACTTTACATTACGTTCTGTCTCTAGAGTATTGTTTGATGTCAAAACAGAAGGTTGGTTAGATAAAGCAAATACTGATGGTATTGAAGCAACTATTGAAACATTAAAACGACAAGGAGTTACTGAAAATAATGTAGGAATATTAGATGTATTATTGTCTATGCAAAAATTAGTAGAAAGAGGAACCTTAAAAGCAAATGAAGCTCCAGGGTTTTTTGATGATGTATTAGCGGCGTTACAAGGAATTATTAGACCATATGAAATTAATCCAGTAAATAGCAAAGGTGAACCTGTAAGAAAAATTGATGGTAAAGATGTTATTAGTGGTGCTGGTGTATTAAATAGAAGTGGTGGTAATAAGTACGAAACTGGTATTACACCCGCAAAACTTTTAGAATTGAAGAATCATATCGAAACTATTAGAACAGAAGGTTTAACAAACGAAACACAACGATTTATAAATGATATTACTGAGTCTATTGCTCGTACAGAAAATATGACTAATAAGCGTTTTAGATTGTTAATACTAAATTTAATGGGACAAGGTTCACGATTCAATTACAAGAGTGCTACAGAAGTATATACATTAGCACAAGAATTAAAATTATACAATCCTAAAGGAGATAAAAAGTTTGCAGACGAAGATTGGAGTGCTGAAACTATTAAAGAGTATAGTGAAAAGTTAATCAATAGATTAAATCGTAATTTTAAAGATGAAAACAAAGCAATCGATGAAGTGTTAAGAAATGATAAATTCTTTGAAAAAGATTTCCCTGAACCAAAAGATGTTAAGCTAACTGATATTTTGAATAAGTATGATTTTGCGGAAAATAGTAGATTTAAATTACCACCTGAAGCTGGTAGAACTACTGCAGACCACGTACAATATATGCAACGAATCTTAGAAGATGTATATAATAAAGACTATGATTTATTTATAAAAGATTTCCAAAAAGATTTAGGAAAAGCAAAGATTGTAGATAGGGATAATGCTCCTAAAGAAATAGATATACAAGAAGCTACTATTGCTTTAAGTCAATTTATACAAACAAAAAATAAACAAATTAAAGTAGTACGCTATGATTGGAATGGTCAAGAAAATAAGAATGTATTAACCTCAGAAGATTTAATACAAGAACCTATTGTAGTACAAATACTTCGTGGCGCTCAATCAGAATTTGGTAAAGAAGTAAATATCTTGCAAGGTAAAGGAATTAATGATAAAGGTAATAGACAAACATTATCTGATTCTGGATTGCGTAATAATGCATTAGAAAACTTATTCCAAGGAACGTATGCTTCAATAGATAAAGCATTTTCTATTAGCGATATTTTTAAAACAAAAGAACAAATTGACTGGGAGTCCGTAAACTCTTTTAATCCAGATGTAAATGCAAATCAATCATTTATTGCATTTCGTTGGGGAAAACAAGAATATGCATATCTTATTAAATCAGATAAAGTAAACTTAGATACAATTGCTAATAACTATGTAAAAATGTTAGACGCTAGATTAAAAGCAAATAAAGATGTTAATATAAATAGAGATAAATTATTAGAAGAAGCAAAGATTAAAGAAGTATCAGAAGGTGTTTATGAATGGAACATAGGAAATGATTGGACATTAGCTACAGAAAGTATGCACAAAGTAATGAATGATTTAATTTATGATAGAATTATTGGTCAACGTTACTGGAATGAAAATATGCGTACGTTTGAAGGAAAGAATTTGAATGCATTATTAAAACGTGCTTCATTGTTTAATAACATAAGTGCAGTAAGTCAAACAGATGCGTTAATTAAAATGCATTTGAATGCCTTAAAGCGTAAAGGACCTAGAGGAAAGTATGAAATTACTTTTGAGGGTAAAGAAGATGTTATAGAAGTATTATCTGATTTAGCTGATACAAAGAAACGCTGGAAACAAGTTACCGTAGCTGATGAAGTGATTGATGGTATTGATGTAAAAAACTCAATAATAAAACAAATCAGAGAAGATATTAAAGCATTAGAAACTGAAAATCCAAAATTAGCTGCTAAAGCTAAAGAAGAATTTGACGAATTAATAGATAGTGGAAAATTTTCTGATGCATCAGATGTAAATGGTATTACATTTGTAAGCGAAAAAGTATATAAAGCACTAGCATATTTAGCTGGAGAAACTGATTTTACAAGAGTAGGTGGTATTAAACCTATCATATTAGGTACAGGCGCTAATCAACAATTATTTGTAAACAAAACAGCTATGGTAAATAATCCTAGAATAAAATCTATATTTGATGCAAATCAAGATGTAGCTTGGATAACCTTTACTAGTGCAAGTAAACAAATAGGTGCATCTAGAGAAATCAATTTACTTCGTGCTGAAGATGTATTAAAACCAGGTTTTGTTATTGACAATGCATATAAACAAACTATTTTACCAGAAAACATTAATATTATTAGTACAAAGAAAAGTAAAGAATATGCAACATTATCTATTAACCATACTTCACATTTAAATACTACAGAATCTAGAAAAGCATATTACTTGCAATATGTAGAACCAAAAGTAACTAGAATTAAACAAGCAATTAGTGACTTTAAAGACCCAAGTAAATCTAATTGGACAAAAGCATATTTTAAAAGTTTAATGAATCAGCGTGCAGAAACACGAACAAGCCTAGGACAAGAAATGTTATCTAGTGAAGGTATTATGTCGGCGTTTGCTCGTAATAATGTACTACCAACTATTATGACTAGACAATGGGAAAATTTGATTAAAAACAATTTAGTAGATGATTTGTTTAAGATTAAAACTGTAGGTGGTAATGCGGTATTATCTCCAACAGACTTTGGTGTAAAAGAGATATATAGTGGTGAACGATTAAAAAATACATTAATTGTCGATGGAAAGATTTATAATTTTGGTGAAGCTGAAATACCATATCTTGATGGTTTAAAACCTATTGATTGGAAAAATCAAAATGTGAATTTAATTCAAAGAGTTAAAGGCAATTATGATAAAGTGATAGATGTATTTGACGCAGAAAATAGTACAATTAAACAAGCGCTAGAAAAAGAAGGTATTAATCAAAACTCTTCATTAAATGATTTACAACAAGCGGTATATAAGCTAGGTAATGGTAAAGGTGAATATCAAATAGCATTAGCTGTAGAACGTAATCCACATACAAAACCAAGTAGTGTAATGGTAGTAGGGTTAAAAGGATTTTTAAGTAAAGATATGTCTAATCAGTTTAACCTAAATAGTGTAGATGTAAAAAGAGCGGCTGAAGGAGACTTTGATATTGATACCGTAAACTATTGGTGGAACTCAAATAAAAATACATTCAGTGAATATGTTAAAGGTCGTGAAATGATACAAGATTCACAACCGCTTCCTAAAGAAGATAGAAAACCAATTTTAATGAACTATGAAGGATTAAAAAACACAGCTAAAAGTATACAAGAATATATGGCATACGAACAAAATGCTATGTATCTACGTGGTTCTTTAATGAATGCTAATAGAATTGTACAATATTTCTTAAGTAATCAAACTACAAGAAAACAAAAATTTATTGATGGTGAAACTGGTAAATCAGCACGTATAGTATTTGAGTTTGATGAAGGAGTAAATAAAAGATATATTACTATTAGACAAGGAGCTTCTTTAAAGAAAGTATATCAAAAGATTGCAGACTATAACCAAGCAATACTTGACTATGAAAATGGATATAATCGTAATAAGTTTAGCGACAAGCAAAGTATTATGGACGATATATTCTTTAATTCAAAAGACGGATTTTTTGTACAAGCAAAACTAATTACTACAAGACAAAAAGTAAAAGGAAAACAAATAGAAACATCTGAACTTATAAGATTAGAAAATGCAAAGATTGATTCTAAAGACAAAGAAATTATTACAAAAGCATTAATACGTCCATACGAACAAATATTAAAACTATCTAATAAGATTTATAAAGATGGTGAATCTCAAAATGTAGGATGGAGAGACTTAGTATCTCAAGCAGAAGAATTTAACTATTCTATGAATCGTGCACATTATTATGCAAACAACTTAAATGGAAAGAAATGGAATAGTCAAGATATAGACTACTTTGGTGGATTTGCACAAGATGCTCGTTTAACAAATACATCCAAAACATCTGAGAGCTTTATGCATCACGATAGAGTATTAGCTGAAATTATGCATATGAAGAATATTCAGTTTAGACCTGTAGGTAGAAAAGACAAATCAGAAACTATACCTTTTGCTGATGAAATAGCTGAATTAACTAATATGCCAATTAATGATATGGGTGATGCTATTGCACAATTCAATAGTAATTTTAAAAATGATGCAAGAAGTATACAAGTAGCAAATGAAATTCAAAATAGAATAGACAAGCTAAAAAGAATACGCTCTAAACAAGCTAGTATTAGTGGTCAAGGTAATTATGATTCTTATAATTATTATGATAGACAAATTAACAAATTAATAAAAGCAAAAGATGGTATATTAAATAACTTAGTAATCTTTAAACCTGGTATGAATAAACAAGGATTTCCAATTACTAACAAAGATTATGATGCTATTCGTAATGCTAGAATTAAATCAGAAGTATTTCAAGAAAAAACAAATCTTAAAAAAGATGCATTAACAAAAGAAGAATTTGATGCCGTTGTAAAACGTGTAGATAAAGACCTACAAGATAAAGGTATGCAGATAGATACCGTAAGAGATTCTGATATGATTAATACATTAGCTCTTATGGAAGGATTTGGATTCTATGGATATAAAGTAGGTTCAGAAATAGGATTTTCTAAAAATGAAGGACAATATAAATATATTGAAGCAAAAATTAAAGAAATTAAAGATAATTATAATGCGGCTTGGCAAGAATTTTTTGCTAAAGATAAAGTAAAATGGCGTACTGAAAATGAAATTAAAGATTGGTTTTATAATCAAATAGATAGTTTTTTACAAGGATTAGATTCTCAACAACAAACTTGGTTTATGTTACGATTAATGACACCTGAAATGGATACTTCAAAACTTGTAAATTATAATGGTAGTTTTTTCTTTAAACCAACTACAACAAATGTAGAAAAGTTTATTAACCTAGGATTAGGATATATGATAGACTCACAAACAAATAGTGCTTCTATGGTAAAATTTGACACAATGCAAGTAGATGCATTCGTCAAAGGAATTGGTCGTAGTTATGAATATGTATACAATAGACTACATAATAGAGAAACAGATATTAAAGCATTAAATGAAGCTACAGGTAAAGATGTAGAACATTCATTCTTTGTAGAACCATTTGAAATTGCAACAGGACATAGTAAAGCGGAACTTGTAGATGCATTCTATCCTGGCACAGCTATTAAAATGAGAGACCAAATGGAGTTTAGTAAGTTAGACGAATATAGTAGATTACAAAGTATGTTTGGTGTAGGTATGATTAGAGATATTATTACCAATGGTAAAGAATTACAATTACCAACACACGTTGTTACACGTATGAGTATGTATGGTAGACATATGCAACTTAATGGTATAGAAGGATTGCGTAGAGCGCAAGAAATGGACGATGCATTGTTCTTGTATCAAAAAGATAAAGGTAGTATATTTAACACTAGTGATACTATGTCTGGAGGTAGCTATAATGGAGTCGATAATCTTGGTAGACAGAAATACGGAAACGAACAAGCAAAACCAGAAGATGTTGCTAATAGACATATTGATGAACTAAAGAGGAACTGTTAATGGCTGAATGTAAATATCCTTCAGAACAAAGAGAAAAAGATGCAATGGCATATAGAAAGATTGCACAAGATTTTCAAAGCAATCCAGTAATTGACCAATTTGGTTCACATTCTGCTGATATGTTTAATCGTTTAGTACATCAAGTAACTAATGGTGAATCACGAGTACCATACACAGAAGAATTAAAGTTATTAAAACGATTAACAGATAGAACTGTAAAAAATATTGGCACTACAAGAGGTAAGTTTGCTGAGTATATGTACTTACCAGAAGAGCTATATAAAGATATACCATTTGTAGCGGATTGGTTTAAAGATGTACAAAAATCCAACGAGTTTATGAAAGGTCAAACTTCTATGTCAAACGAAGGATTAAATAGAATCTTGCGTTTGTTAAAAGGAGATGCATTAATTGAGGGTGCTAAAGTAAGTGATAAAGTAAAGTTTACTAAAGCACAAAAAGAATTAAAAAGATTGTATGGGGAATATAATAAATTAAGAAGAGAAGGAAAAGATGGTGAAGCTGATAGATTGTATCACGGCGAAATAGCTGAGTTTATGAAACAAGGTGAAGGAAAAGTATTACAACAATTCCACGAACTAGCATCTGCTCCTAAAGAAAGAACAGCAAATGACAATAGAAAAACATATGACGAGTTATTAAAAACAGGTCAATATTCTAATAATGTCAAAGCGGCTGCAGAAGTATGGCGTAATCAATTACAACCAGAATCAACAAAATTGATGATACAAGGTATTAATAATATGTTATATGGATTAAAAAATAACAATCCTATAATGAAAGATTTACCTGGTTTTAATGAAACTATACAAAAACTAGAAAGCGTAAGAGATAGATTTCAAAATGCTGATTTGCAACGTAATGGATATTTTCCTGTATTGAGTTTAGATATATTTCCTTCATTGTCTAAAGCGGCACAAAAGTTAGCTCTTGCAAGTAAACCTAAACAAGTAAAAGAAGCTACAGATATTATAGATAATTTAGAAAAAGTATTAAACGAAAACATTTATATTAATAGAAACTTAACAGACTCTACGCCAATGCACGAGCGTATTAATTATAATGTATTTCCTATTATGCAATCATATGCTAATAATGCAATACGATTTAATTACAATGCATTTAATACTAGAAAGTATATGGATGTAATGAAAGATATAATGGAAACTCAATTAAGAGGTAATAACAAAGAAGTGGAAGCAAAATTAAACTTCTTAAAAAATTATGTATCTGATAGTTATTCTGATATTGTAGGGACACGATTTGAAAATCCTACTGTGGGAACACAACTATCAAGAATGATTACCAGTATAGAGTTTGCAAGTAAGTTAGGATTAAATATTAGAGGTGCGGTTCGTAATAGTACACAAAGTTTATTCAACTATATTTGGTTTGGCGGAAATGGAATTAAACAAGCTAGAGAAATTTATAAAGATACAGATATGATGGCTCGTATTAATGAAGGGCTAAAAAATAATGGTGTATTGTTTCCTGAGATTACAGATATTTATGGTAGTATGAAGTTCACTCGTACAGAATATAACGAAAAAACAAAAACATATGAAGAAGTTATAGATGTGTCTATGGGTGATAGAATAGGAGACCGAATACAAAGTATTGCTGAGACATTAGGTAAACCTATGACCTGGGTTGAGAATAATATTAATCGTAGATGGACATTTAAAATAGGTTATGCATTATCTTGGAAAGCTATTGAATCTAATTTACAAATGTATCAAAATAGATTTGAACGTGTACTACAAAGAGATTTAAAAAGAGAAGGTAGAGAAGAAACTGTAGAAGAATTACGTAATAGTAAAGATAGAAACAGAAAGATATTTAAAGAAGGCGATGCTACTGAATATGAATTTAGATTTGAAGAATATAAAAGAAAAGTAGCTGAAGCTGAAGGTAATGCCGCTACTAGAAATTTACACTTTGATTATTCGCCTCTTGCAAAAGCAAAGATTATGCGTGGTCCAATAGGAGCAATATTAACACAGTTCCAACATTATGGATTTAACTTTTTTAATCTACAAAGAAAAATTGTAAGAGATGGTACTGACGCTGTATTTACTAAACAATGGAATAGTGAACCTGCTTGGAGAATGTATCGTTTAGGATTAACATATTTAGCAATCAATGGTATTTTGTCTCCATTATTAAATATGGATTTAGGGAATCTTGTACAAAATGATACTTGGGAAAGAATAAAATCATATCACGATGTAGTAACTGGTGATGAAGAAACTCGTAAAAGAGCATTTTTTGGTAAAGGTCCTATTATAGGTACATTCGGTGGTCCGTTTGTATCAGATGTTGTATCGATAGGAAACATTATGGGATTCTATAATATGGATGAAGATTCTGCATTAGCATTTATGGCTGGATACCAAGATATGTCTGAGTTATCTGGTAATGAAAAAATGTCTGAAACTATCAAAGTATTAAATACACAAACACATCGTCTATTTACTAACACTATACCTAAATGGTCTAGTGGAATTAATAGCTTTACATTATTACAAGGTGAATTAGGATTATATCCTAGAAGCGAAACTCGTAAAAAACAAATTGTACAACCAGCTGTTCAAAAATTATATGGTTTAGATAAAGAAAAACCTAAACAAGTACAGCAATATGATTACAATAAAGCCGTAATGGAAGCATTAGATAATTTAGCATAGCTATCTGTACAATATTCTTAATATAACTATCCATTTAATTTGTCTGTTTACTTGGTGCGTAAACTTAATTGTATGATTTCTTTAGATTATTAATAAGTAACTCGTTAATTTCAATTACTTTATCAATCTTTTTCATAATTTCTTGTTTATCTGCATAACGCTCAGGATGTAGAAAAGCATCAAACTTTGTGTCTTCTAACTGTCTCTTAATACTATATAATTCTTTTAAGTCTGTTTTAGTGTTTTGAATAAATTTTTGTCTATACTTTGTTCTTTCTATTTGTTGTTGATATTTTTCGTATTCAATGTTATCCATTCTTTGTTGCATATACTCAGCGTATAATTCACTATCATTTCCTACTTTACTCATCAAACAATACCTCCTGTACTGTATGTATGCCTATGCAAACAGCATCTGCATTAGTTAACGTAATCTTATGTTTATCACCTGCCCAATTTTGTGCAAGTGTTTTAAAATATTTTTTTCTTTCTTGATAATCTTTTGGAATAGATTCTTTACCTCCACCAATAGTAAGTTGCCATTCTCTAGGTAATACTCTTATTATTTCACACCCAAAGGAAGCCGCTATACCTAACCACATTCCATAGTTTTTACCAAAAGCAAAAGCACCTCTTTCATACGGACGACTCCATACCCTTTCAATTACGACTTTGGTTGTTGTCGATTCGGAACTAATATCAATTTCATTACGAGTTGTTGATACAGAGTCGCCCATACATTCTTTAAATACTTCTGCTAAATCATTTTCGTCCCTGGAGGATGGACAATTACTGGTAGATTGGAGGTATATGTGATTACGATGGTATTCGAAAACAGCAATCGCTCCATTCCATCCAGGGTCTATACTTAATAGTTTTTTTGTTTTCATTATTCCTTATACTTAGACATTACACTAATAGCTTCTGTTCTATCAAAGTAAATACTACATTTATCTCCGTTAAAGCCCATAGTATAACTACCTAATTGACCATATCTAGCCTTTTGACAAATAATCTCAGACTCATATCTATCATTTTCTCTATCATCTACCGCATAAGCATAGTAGACAAAGAACGCCGCTTCAGCAGTTTGTTCAATTACACCACTTTCAGCAAAGTCTGATAGTTTTGGTCTAGGGTCTATACGTCTTTCAATTTCCCTATTTAATTGAGATACTAATATAGCACTACAATTGATTTTCTTACAAATCCATTTATAATCTAACATAATATCTTCAATTTCAAAACGTCTATCTTTATTACTACTATTATCTGTACGAATAAGTTGGATATAGTCATCAAGGACAACGTCTGGTTTCTCTTTAGCTATCTCTTTCATAGCATCTGCAAGAGTTTTACAATCATCGTGCATTATAAGATTCTTGTATTTTTCACCTAGTCGTTCTTTTGCTAATGCAATCTTACTAATTTCAGTATCAATGTTTCCAGCTTTACGAATCTTTTCATAACTAAATTCTGGAAACTCCATAACTAATATCTTTTTCATCATTTCAACATTAGTCATCTCACGATTAAATAACATTACTTTAAAACCTTGTTCTAATAATCGTTTTACAATATTAATTACAAGCGTTGTTTTACCGTGTCCTGGTCTACCACCAATAACTGTAACTTCACTTCTAGTCATACCACCTGCTGCTTTATCAAGCTGTTCAATGCCAAATGGTATTAGATTACTACCTGTTTTCAATGTTTCTATTGTATCGCCAATAATATCTTCAGTTTCTACAGTTTTGTTTGGTGTAGTATTTTTTAAGTCTTCAATGGCTTTTTCGTGTTGATGAATAATTTCTAAGACATCTTTCTTATTATTCATACTTGCATTGAATAGTAATCTTGAACTATGAATTACTTTGCGTTGTATAAATTTCATCCATACGTCTTTAGCATAAGCTTCAACGTGATGAGTATGTGGAACCATTTCTGTTAATCCACTTAAGAAATGTATTGATACATCTGCTTTATTGTCCTTTAGCTCTCCGCTTACTGTAACCAAGTCAATTGCAGTATCTTTCTTGTATAGACTATGTAATGCGTTCCATATTTGTTCGTGTTTTCCGTTATAAAATGCTTTTGAGTGTCTAATGTGTGTTTTTGCTTGTTCAAATATTTCGTTACCTCCTAATAGAACACAACCTAATACTGCAATTTCTGCCTCTTCATTTTTAGGCATTTCGTGTATATCAGTTAGTTCTTTGAAGTTTTTCTTATCAGACATATTTCCTCCTAATCATCAAATAAGCTCTGTTGTTTTCTTTCTGGTATATAATTTGTAATTACGATTTCAGTCTTTTCTTCATCGCTATGTAATTGACCAGCATATTTAATTGATATTGTATCAATATTGTAATGTCTATACATTTCCCAAATCTCAGGTCTATCATCGTAAGACACCATAAACTTTCCCCCGCCTTTATCTATATTGTCGCAGATTTCTTTTAAGTCTATATGGTCTTGCTCTGTAAACGAATGTATGTAATAATCATTTCTATCTGTAGCCGCCCAATAAGGTGGGTCTAAATACCACATATCATTTTCATTTGGTTTATACTTGTCAATTAACTTTCTAAAATCCATATTTTCAATAAATACATCATTTAGCTTTTTTCTACTTGCTTCCAAGCCATCCAGAATATCATCATTCCATTTAGCCGCATTTGATAGTGGCAAATATGGGTTTTTGTTAAAAGCAGTTTTCAGTACAAAGAAGTATGATGCCGCTCTTTTGTAATCTGGATATTGTGTTAGTGTTGTGTTGTGTATCTCTTTTCTAAAGTTTTCGTGAAGAGTTCTAGATAACAAAATGTGTTTACAATAGTATCTAAATTTATCGAAATCCTCCGCAACCGAAATATACAAATTAATTATATCATTATGCAAGTCATTTAATATATTTATTTGCGCTTTTTCTTTGCGGAAGAACATACTCCCCCCACCAAGAAATACTTCAATATATCGTTTATGACTATGTAGCATAGGAACAAGTTGTCTTGATAAAGAAAACTTACCTCCGTAATATGGGAATATAGTTGGACAATCATCTTTCATTAATCCCTCCAACAGTTATCACATAAAGCATCACCGCTTTTGTGTTGACTCCAAAACATTTGGTCTTTTTTGCTCATATATTCCCACCAATTTAAATCATCTGAATATTCTAATACTCCACATTCATCACAAGTATTTAAATCGGTGTTATCTACTATATAAGATATTGCTTCAGATATATGTTTTGGATTATCACTTCTTGTTTTTAATCCTACCATATCTTTTTCAATTATCATTGTTTACTCCATTTAATTCTCTCCACATACTAATGTAAGATTCGTTATCTTCTACCCCTACTGGTAACACGTAAGAACAAAGTTTATTTTCTTTAAATTGTTTTCTACGTTTTTCACTCATACCAATATGTAAAGCACCTGGACCATTACCTTCATCATCACTTCCAACATAAAATACATCACCATTATCTGTAGAAAATACTAAACCAGTACCTTCTTCTGGATAATCTTTATCCCATTTTTCCCACCATACGTGTTCAATAGTTCTACCTTCAAGTAATTTTTTTGCTGAATCATACCAGGTTTTAGTTCTATTATATTTTTCTTTTAATGTTTCTGCCATATTCATTTCCTCACTTTAATCTGTTAAATTCTTCTTTTGATAAAACTGCTATTTCTTGATTGTAATTGCATTTTGGTAAATAAGATAATCTTTTTCTTTTATATCTTCTGACTATTAATTCATTTTCATTTGATTCAATAAATTTATAAGTATCATATTTATATCTAAGATTATCAAAACCACCTATTATACCAAGACCATCAAAAACTAAAATATCATATTTTTTAGCTTCTGGTAAATAATCGTTTACTGATTTATATGTTTTATAATATGTAATTTCTTTGTTAAACCACATTTTTTCAAAATCACGATTAGATAAAATTCCTTGTTCCATTAAATCCATTGCTTCAATAAATGTCATTTTACCTCCGTATTTAATTCGCTCTCAAATTCACCAAGTATATCCATAACAACATAACAAGCGCCTTCACAAAAATTATCTTGTTTTGTAGATACAAACTTACTCCATTGTTCATCTGTTAAATGTTCTGCAATATTTTCTTTTTCATAGTATTGCCAAATAACATTTGCTTTTTTAAGTAAATCTCTGAGTTGTTGTTCTTCTTTTACATTTAAACTCATTTTACCTCCTTAAATTTTTAACGGGCAAAGTTGACTATAAGCCCAAATTAAGTTAATATTATTTATTGCCCGTTAAAATATGTATCTTATTTCTTGCCACGGAACGTGTCGTTTCATAGCATTACGAAATGCGTTTATATAATGGCTTTTAATATCGTGTTTATATCTGATATTACGACCTCCATATTGACTTGTTTTAGCTTCTTGCAATTCACTTCTCCATAATAAGTTTTCGCCCTCTACGCCTTCTGTAAGATTAAACTTATGCATATCTTCGTTGTGGGTTAAGAAAATGCATTCTGCTTTTACTTTATGCTTAAACAAGTTATGTACGTGCGTATCTACTAAGTCAAATAATTCTGCATATGCTTTTTTAGAATTTTCATATACTATTATTGGTGAGTAATTTACGTGTACATCATAACCAGCTTCTATAAAATCATTAATAGCTTTTATTCTATCTATAATTTTACTTGTTCCTGGTTCTAGTTTATCAGACAACTCTTGTGGCATTAGACTAAATCTAATACGAACTTTCTGTAAAGGGTTGAAAGATAATAAATCATTGTTTACATATTTTGTTGCCGCAGTACCCATAATCTGTTTGTTGTGTTTAAATATACTAAACAACTTTTTCCAATCGTGATACTTTGCGTGTAATACATAATCTTCATTGCAACTAAAATCATATGTATAATATGTTTCGTGTGTTTGATTTGGTGTTTTAGGGTAAGGTAATGTAATGCTGTGTTGTATAATAGCTTTTATTATATCATCTGTATTATCAGCAATCGTTACACCAGACTTTACGTGTCTTCTCATATAACAATAATTACATTTAAATAAACAACCGTATCCGAAACTAGGTGTAATAAAATCACTACTTCTACCAGACTCTCTAATTAACATAGATTTACGATTGACTCTTTTTATCATTGGAATATTTCCTTTGCGTGTAAGAATGCGTCATCAGCCGTCATATTATCCATAGCATAATCTGCCTGTTTATCAGACCAACCATCTAAATCACCCTGCGTATTAGACGCACATTGTAACATATGCTGTTCAAATTGATTTCTCATTTCATCGTAATCATATATTCTAATTCCATTTTCGTCTATGCTATAATTTACTTTAATAGATATAAACTCCATCTTATCTTCCATTTTTTCTCCAAGATTTTTTTAATTTATCATTAACTTTATTTAATTTTTCTACCATTTTTTGATATTTATTAGTATGAAAAATTATATTATTTCTATTCAAGTGTCCTTCGTGTTTAATACTAAAACTAGTATCAGGTGTTGTATCTTGTATTTCTTGTTTCGTTGGTGTATGTTCAATTGGATATTTATCTAAACCATCTTCATAAAACTCAGCTTCTCTCCAATCAAATATTTTTTCTGGAGTTGTTTCTTTTTGACAACTATCACACCAGAAACTGCTTTCGTCTACAAAGTCTACAAGTTTTTCTGTATTAATATTTACCCAAGCACTTTGCGAAACATTTTCACTTTTACAAGATGTGCAAACAAATTTACTTGTCATATATTCTCCTCTACTTATTTTTTTTAGTATATTTTTCTTTTACTCTAAATTGGTCCATCCAAGTATATTTTCCATTAACTTTATATGGAACATTAACAAATATATGCCAAGACCTACCATATTTATTGTAAAACTTTTCCATAACTTTATGTCTTTCTTCAGTAAAAGCATAATATTCTGGTTTATTTCTAATTTTATCTAATCGTTCTTCGTGTGATTCATCAGGTGGTTTCATATACATTTCATATCTTGATTTTTTTTCCATATTTTCTCCTTATTTTTTAGGAGTAGCTATCAGTT